ATTTCCACCGTTTGAATCATTGCCCAGCTTATCAACATATAACACTCTGAAATAACGTGATTTACTCTCATCAAGATCATCCCAGTTTGAAGCTGTTTGACCAGGAGCGTCAACAATGGCCTGAACATATTCGCCGACTGACCAATGTTCCCCCCCCATATCACCTTCAACGGAAATCCGCCATGAATCTCCTATGACAATCGCACCTCCAGTTCCAGACCCTCCTGTTGCAGGAAACAAACCTCCAGACGCATCATATAACCCTCTAAATCTGAATATGCTGGTTACTTTTGTGTCTGTATATTCATTAGCACTTGTGAGTGTAGCCGCATCGCCATTATCGGCATACGTGGTTATTTCTTGCCAAATTGTATCGTCATCACTTGCAGTTAGACCTCTTTCCCATCTTGCCGGATTAGTTCTTTTGTTTGCAGTGTATTTATGACCATCTATTGATAGTATATAGTCCTCACCTTCTAAAGCGCCTGCAATTGCAGGTAAAGCGTCAACAACTGGCGGACGTTGGCCTCGTGACGGATTAGGCTGGAAAATATTTTTCATTACCATTCCTTTTATCCTTTTTTATTTATACCTTAGTTCAAAAGCATATGGGATCTGCCCATTTGCAGTAAAACTATTGTTGTTTGAATAAGTAATAACAGGCATTGTGCAAGACGCAAGAGCTATTCCTAAGACCTGATTAGCCGCTGTATTTGAAAAAATGGCACTTATTACCTCAACCTCACGGCCTTTGTTATGTGTAATTACCGAGTCGCCTTCTGCTTGACTATCAATACCATCAGGAAAATAAGCCATGTCGGGTAATAGAAGGTTATTGCCAAAATTATCATCACTAACGCCCAAATTTCCCATCATGTGTGCACCTCAATTGCAGGGTCAATAGCGCCTTCAGCAACCCAGATATAAACATCGACCGCAGGACTTACAACAATACCTTCGCTGTTCTTATTCTGAAATATCCACTGTGCCACAATAGGGACGGCAGTTGGAGCTGCTTCTCCTGCTGTTTTGTATGTCATGTAATATATTGCTGAACTGGTATTCCTATGGACTGTCATGGAAGAGATGCTGCTGGCTATTTTAGTCCACTGTCCTATACCGCTTGTCAAATCAATAAATAAGGGATTAGCCATTATCCTATTATCCTCCTTGCTTCGCTTATAAACAGAGTAGCGAGATTATTATTTGTGAGGCGTTGCGTAGCCTTCTGAAAACCGCCTGTCGGTTTTATTTTTACCTGATCTGTTAAGATTCTTTCTTTTACCAGCTTGTTGCCGACAAGCCTCATAACTTTATTGTTACCATTATCGTCTTTATCATAAAAAGGCTGCCGGATTCGTTGTGGCTCTTGTCTTGCAAGCCTCATAATAATTGCATATTTCTGCTTACGATTTGGGAATGTCCTTATATCACGACCGCCGACTAATAATTTACGGGGTTTTGCTCTGTCTTTTCTAAACTTCCGACCCACAACACCCCTGAAGCTTTTGCCAACTCTTGCTTTTAAAGTAGGGACCCCAATTTTACCGTCTTCATAATCTCCAGTATTTTTTGTGCGTCCGAACTCCTGAGTTACTAAATAATGCCCGCCGCCCTTCATCGCACGGATACCAACAACGGCATTGATTTTAGGCATGGGACGGTATAATCCGTTAGTCCGTACTGGATTAGATTCCATTACTTGCACGGCGTTTTTAGTAAATGCCCGCCGGACTGTGAAATCCCTGCTTAATCCACGCTTATAATAACGTTGGATTTTATGTGCACCTTTATTCACCGCCTTTGCGCTTGCTATTTCAATACCGCCACGGACACTTCCAAGATGACGAAGGAATTCACGCTCATTTCGTATGTTCAGGCTTATCATGCTGTTTCATGTGAAACAATAACTTTCAGCTTATCCATATATTCCTGCCAGATTGCTTCTCCTTTGAGGATGCCCGCTGCTAAGGCATCCTCAAGGTCATCGGAGCTTACCTCATAAACCTTGTCGTCTGCCATTACCCAGTCCCCTGAGTAATTTTGCGTAATGGCTATGTTTATGTTGGGAATGTCGTCAGGGCGCACTTGGATGACCCGACCATCTCCGAAGTCGTGAGTCATAGCCAGAAGGCTTACAGCTCGTTTCTTTTGAAGCCGCCGCCGCAATTCCTCTGATCTTGCCCATTCGTCTTCCTCCCATTTTTCTTCCACCTGATCCCAAAAGACAAATTCATTATCTGGCTCTTGCTGTGTGTGCTCAGGCTTCAGCTCCCCTATATAATCAATCAAGCCCTTTCGCATAGTCGCCTTTTCCCATATTACGCTACCACGCATATCCTTTACCAGTAGAATTTTATCCCCATCTTTTTGTAAGGTGTGGCCTTCTGGCACTTCGTTAAAAATATCATCATCTATCAATACTGATGTGCGAGGATTATATAAGTATGCGCTGCTTAATTTATTGTCAATCTCGTGTTTCGGATTTAATGTGGGCGTTCTTATATCCGTTAAAATATTTTGATTATTAAATATACAAAGCTTCTTTTTCATAATTATTCCTTATTAATAATATGTTCCTGCCCAGATGTATCTATTTTTTACCCACACTTCCGTCCCTGTGCCTGATAGAGCACAAAAAGAATCTGAAGCACAGTAACCTTGTGCTTGTTCACCGGTCTGTAATGCACCCCGACAAATCCAATCATTCCATCCGCCAGCCGCAGTAGCAGTTAGCCAATGCTTATGTGCAGGAGACTGATCAAATTGTATTGTTCCAATAGCGTCACCTGAAACACCATCACCTCTATCTGCTCTATAAACCGCTCCAGTATCAACACCAGCACCATTGTCTCCGATTCTGTAATGCAAACCGGAATCATCAGGCAGATAGAAGTGAGTTGAATCAGCATTCCCGAAAATTTTCCCTCCCCATGCTGTTATAATTTCGGGATATTCTGTATCAAGAAGAGACTGGCCTTGGTTAGGAAGTGCTCTCATTACTAATTGTTGCGCCGTGGTTGGTTCGTATTGCAAGAGACATGGGCTTCCGGGAGCACCTAAAGATGATGATGTTGATATTATATCCAACAGAGCCGTCAAAAACTCACTACTGGTAGTAGTTTCAGCCGTGCCTGTCATATTCCCAGCTCCTACGCTATGATCAATAACAGCAGCAAGCGCATGGTATAAATCTAAAAAGATGTCGGCATGGTTAGTAGTCCCAGCAAGAGAAGTCGTTTTATCTCTAAATTTACCGTATGGATATCCAGTAACCGCTGCATCAGTATTGCCATATGTACTAATTTTAATCATACTAAAAGCTCCTTGCTTGTATTATTGCCCACATATTTGAAGGCTTTAACTCAATGACTGTTTCATATAAATATCTAAAAGCCTCTTCAGATAGGGCTAATAGTTCACTTTCTGTAGCTAACCTGTCTGCGAACGGCGACACAAAGAAAAACGAACCCCAATCCTCAGAATCCGGCAACCCTGATTGATATTCAATCACATAAGGGTATAAGCCACGTTGTGTTCCGCCCATTTCAGCATCTCCCATTTCCAAATCTCCCATCTGATTGTCTCCAAATTCAGAGCGCAAATACGGGGAGTTCACGGCAAGTTGACCTGGTACATAAGTAGGATCATAAAAAATATTGCCGCCCATTTCAGCGTCCCCCATCTCTTCGTTTCCTATTTCTGATACTGATTCAGGAACTGGAAAGTTTTCCAAAACATATAAGGGGAAGCCCTCAGTTTGAATTTGCTGTTGCAACCAACCAGGCCCTGATGCACCTGATAACGCAGCCCGTGAAATTATCTTTTTAACTTTATCTGCATCAGTACCTACAAGATACCGCATCCCGTATTTATTTGCATAGTCAGGAATAGATTCGACGCTCATATGGGTATTCGGAACTACTGAGTTAAGCAGATCATTTTTTTCTGCCCGAATCCTTTCAAACTCAATAGACATACCGGCAAGGATATTGTTATAATTCTCCCCTCCGAACCAAGTCCCTGCGCTTGATAAACTTTTTAAAAGTTTTCCTGAAATACTCATGTTATTGTAATATTCCTTACTTTTGCAAATTCTCCACCGATTAGCGTATAATTCTGAACTACTGAACCTGTAAACACTTCCGTAATTTCGACACTTACAACGACTCCACCATACTTCTGTGCAATACTGTCAGCTACGTTTGAAATATTTCCGTTTGTAAGTGTGTCGTGTCGTGTTATCGAAACACCTATCTGGTATGGCTCTAATGTCGGCAGGAAAGCGATTACATCAGCTTCAATCAATGCCTTAACATCTGCATCGCAGTCTTGAGTTACTATATTAATATCAAAAGTGGCTATGGTTATTGGGTGCATAGACAGGACAGCGCCAGTTGGTTTTCTTGACTTTAGACCATCATTCCCATATGTGAGGGCATATTCAAGTTCTGTAAGCTGACCGCCAGTTGGCACTCCATCTGTTTGATTATCAACTTTTCCATAAATATGCAGTGTGTTCGGAATGCTTATGTCTGAATAAATGCCTATCCATGTGAAATTAGGTTCTGAAATTCCCCAAAAATAATAATCAGCAGGTGATCCGCCTGTTAAGCGTCTCTTATATCGAAAAACAACCCTGTCCCTAAAACTTTCAAGGCTCTCCTGATCAGCTCCAGACGTTTTTGTACTTGTAACAATAGCAATGCCATCAATAACTGAGTGTGAGGCTGTATCGTTTAATTCTGCCCCATTTTCGAGGTTTCCAATATCTCCTGCTGTTAAACATTCCAAAACTACATCAGTGGCCACACCTGCAATAATTTCAACAATAGCCTGAACTTCGTATATTGCACCATTATCAGCCGTGAACGCCCAGCCAGACTGAACGTACTCTCCAGTCGTTCCGGCAACTGTGCAATAAACTTCTGTCTGCACGGCATCAACTCTATAAATATTGACAATAGAGCCGAGCCAATTTAAAGCCTCCTCATCTGATTTTTGTGGAAATATCTGAGAATAAACCCATTTTATGGCATGATATAACAGGTAAGAAACACCTGCTTGACCAGCCGCTATTAATCTTATTAGCCTTTTTTGAGAGGTAGGGTTAGTTCGGCTTGTGGTGGATTCAATATCAGCCAAAATCCGTGCTTTTATTTCTGATATAGTTGGAATTGTGATCATGTTTCAAACCTCAATTGTTGTTTTTCCCATAAGATACTGTATTTTAGAATTTCATCTGACTCTTTTCTCTCAATTCCAATGCTCCAGCCTATGCCAAATACGTTTAATATTTCACCAGTCACTGTTATTTTTTGCGCTACGCTATCTGTTATCATAAAAGCCAAGGCGTTTTTTATTGCTTCTGTGCCATCATTTTTTGTTTTATCTGATACCGTTCCACGTGAAACTACATCTGGAAATTCAGAAATTAACCTTTCTGAATCTCTCTCAGTGATAGCATTTTGCCAATTCTTTTCCCCAAAAACAGATAAAATGACCAGCGTTTCAAGGCCATCTGTCATAGTAATATCAACATAAGAATCAGAATCATAGCCTATGTCAAAAAGCCCTGTTTCTTCATTAATTTGTAGTAAAATGTCGCCTTCGTAACTCATGGTATTCTGACCTTTTCAACTTTTGTCGTATCAATATCAGCTACGCTGGGAGCGGACGTTGTGGCCGTGGATGCTCCGCCGGGCAATATCCCGCCGTGTGTGTGGGTATTGTATTGACTCTGAAGCTCTTCAAATTCTCTTTTCAGGTCCTCAAAAGCAACGGCATAATCAGTGCCCTCATTTAAAATGACCTGACCAGCCTGATCAACGTGAACAGTGCCCTTAATTATACCATCAATAATAGAATATAAAACCGCCTCTCCATCAGCAATGGCCTTGTTATAGTTATAATCATTTGTACATACAACTATATTGATTCCACCATTTTGAGCCAGTACTCCTATCACCTTGCCAGTAATGTCTGGCCGGGCAAAAACTCCTGGAGCTTGATAAATTTCACCTTCTATGGTCCGGCCTCCATATCCTTGCATCTTAGCGAATAAAGATTTTCCAAACGCAGTCTTGCCTCTTTTGAATACTGTGGATAATATTTTTAGTATTTGCATCATGGCCTCCAGAAAATATCTTGTTTATAATCAGGATTATAAACTATCGGCAAGACAAGGTCTAATGTTGCAAACTCCTCTTTTGTGCCCTGCTGTAATGTAACTCCTGAGATTAAAAAGGTAGTTGGCTTATAGATACAACGTAGCGGAGAATATGCCGTTATCAATTTATTTTTCCGCCAAATTTCTCCAGACGGCGACCGCCATCCTGCTACTTTTGCTGACACAGTTACAAAATCAGAAATCGTCCTGGCTTTTCTCCATTTCAAGACTTCTGTTAAATTTTCAATCGCTGATTCCTCGGCAGTGAAAACAATAGGCCTGTACGCTGAAACATCATCATCTTTTAATGTCGAGCTTTGTTCAACAGCTCCGAATGATTGTGTCATGGCTGTAAAAGTTGAGAACCGTTTTGTGGAATCAAATGACGTGCTTAGATCAATCAGTGGCTGCTCGCCCTCTTTCAGGTGCGCCATCGGCTTTTGTTTTGTATCAGCACGAACAAAAGAAATGCTTTTCATATCTGTATCAGTGGACACCATGAAGCCAGCTTGTTTCGCAAGAGTTCCTATTAAGTCAAAAATCTTTTGACTTATCCCTCTGTTGACCTTGTCAAATTGCGGACTATCACCATGCGGAAAATTAGCTTTTATTCCGAACGGTTTTATGAGCTGCTCTGTGATTTGCTTTAATGTCATAAAAGAATAATCAAGTTGATCATCTAATGTCCCACAATCAACCAAAACGCCAGGAAATGCCCGGACCTGAACTGTCATTTGTGTGCCGCCACTTTCCATCCTTGCAGGTGTATGCGCTACTGCTTCACCTGATATATACAATTCATTGTCAATGAACAATTTACACTTTTGATATTGCCCTGGTATCAAGCTTTGATCCGCAACGCTTCCGTGGCCAAACGGCGCTGTAAATGAAAAAGCATCAGCTACATTGCTTAGGGCCTGAGTCGCCCTGATCCCTGACCAGCCTGTAAATTTTTTATTGTTTACCTCAATTGTTATATCAGCCATAAAAAACAACCTCTGTACCGGCTTGAATATTTAGGAATTCATCACCAACTAAATGATTTGTTTGCATGAACTCTTCCAATAAATTCAAGCCCCCAGTTTCTTTATAGAAAAGAGCAATTGGATTAGAATCTATTGTTAGAACCTTTCTTTTTTCAATACGAAGATCAAACATTTGCAATAGCAATAAATTGACTACCTGTGAAACTGTACTATACGCAGCGGAGATATAATCATGGTCAATACCTAACTCAGAAACAATTTGTAATTGTTCCTGAGTCTTATCAATAACATAAAGGCTGTCTGTTCGTGTTTCCATGTCAATTGTCAGATTGCTCTCTGACATGGCCATCACTGCAAAGCATAGCGAAACTGTTTTTAATGTCTTATCGTTATCGCTTTCTTCAGGCATTAACGTGATGATTCCGGCTATCATATCAACGTAGCCTTCAATTTTTTGTTTAAGGTTTGACTGAATATCAGCAGGTAATCTCATCACTCTTTGAATAGCACCAAGAGCGTTAAAAATATTTCTGGCTATATCATCAACATATTCCGACATTGAATTCTCTAAAGTGCTTAAATCCTTAATTTTTTCCGCAGCATCATCCGAAAAGCCATCAAAAATAGAAAGCACCGCATTCTTTGCAGTAGTGAACATCCCGCTTATCTTGTTTCCAATATCCGGCCCCGTTTCTCTGTCAATAGTCATCTGATTAACAAAATCAGGCTTGTGGTCATCTGTAATTTGGTTGTCATCTATCACGGCTGTAATTTCAGACGCTTGATTTTCAGCCAATATAGGATATTGAGACGGCCAAACTTTCCTAAAGGTTATTTCAAATATTGCTCGCTGGACATTAGAAACAAAGCTTTCGGATTGATTAAATGCAATTGGCATAACGGGGATATTCCCCCATCTTGGGTGCTTTAATATTCCTGAATTTTCTTGTGAGTATTTTTCTGAAAGCATCTGATAAAATAAATCAGCACTTAAATCATAATCCTGCCCTGTAAAATATATAGAGAATTCATATGTATCAGAAAATAAACCAGAATCTTGTGCAATTGATTCGTTAGAATTTATTAATTCAACAATTGCAGCCTTGCGCTCTTTGGATCTTTGCAAATCATCAAAGTAAAAATCTATTTCAATGCCGCTTGGAGAAATAAATTGACCTTTTCTTAATCTGTCCGAATAGCTCATCAGTTCGCCCCCAGTGCAAGATTGATTTCTGGAATATTATCACCAGAGCGTTTTGTTGTCGTTCCTGCTGGCAGATTATTAAAATTTACATCTAATCTTGAGTTCCTTCCCCGTATCATTGCCTGGGACTCAGGAGAAAGAAAACGCCTTGATCTGGAGCCTGTTGCTTGAGTTGATGGATCATCAGAAGAAAACGATTGACCAAGCCCCTTAACTCCGCTGACGGTTGCGCTCCACATTGCACTTAAACCTGTGATTTTGGCTATGATTTGTAATATCGTACTGAGGAAAGCCCATGCTGAGGAAATTGGCCCCGCCCACATATCTTTAAAAAGCTTGGTTATTTTATCCCAATTTTGGTAAAGCATTGCTCCTAACGTGACAAGAGTAGCAATCGCAGTAATAAACGCACCTACTGGATTCGCTATTAATGCAGCGTTCCAAAGAGTTTGCGCAAGAGTAACGGCTATAATAATACCACGATAAGCCGTTAAGGCCGCTCCGAAGGCTGATATAGCAAGCGCAACAGTCCACACGATAGCCTTGAATGTCAGCATCAGCCCAATGATCCTTAACATCCCAGCACCATATTCACGAAAAAAAATAGCGATCGACTTAACCTGAGGAGCTAACGAACGAATTGCATCTGTCATGGATTCAATACCTGATTTACCTTCTTTTCTGAATACTTCCACAAATACAATTCCTAATTCTATCAGGGAAGAAACCATAATTTTTAACTTATTTGTAAAGGATGTTCGCATTATGTCCGCTATGTTTTTTAAAGCGCCTTCGTTATCTTTGATTTTATCATACATTTCTTGCATAGCTGGAGTTGCCGCATTCCGTATCAAAATCGACCATCTATTGATGTGCCTCTTCCCAAAAATCGCATTCATCGCAAAAACTCGCTGCCGATCTGATAAATTGTTTAAAACGGGCGATAGTTCCTGCAAGACTTCTATAAGATTACGTGCCGAGCCAGACTGATCAAACATGTCGATTCCAAGTTTTTTTAATGCCCTTGAACCCTCAGATACCGGCGCTTGCAATCTGATTATACCCGTCTTTAAGGCAGTACCAGCCTCCTCACCTTTGATACTGGCATTAGCTAATAGGGCAGTCATGGTCGCGAATGTTTCCATTGATTGGCCCGAGTCAACAAAAACGGCCGCACCTTTTTTTATTGCCCCGAACATTTCCTCAACATCTTGGTTAGCAGCATTAACAGTCTTGGCCATCACGTTAATAGCCTTCGTATATCTCTGCTGTAGCAAGACTGAATCTTTTGTAGCCTTGTTGAAAGCACCCAAAACATCAGATGCAATATCCGCAGCTCTCGCGAATTCAACATCAGCACCGGTTGCAAGATTAGCAGTATCATTTAATAATGCAAGAGATTGCTGCGCCGTGTAACCAGCCTTTGTAAAAAAAGCCAAGCCGCCGGCCGCCTGCGCTGCGGTATGTTCTGTTATTGAACCTACCCGCCGAGCCTCTTGACTAAAAGACTTTAATATTTCTTGTCCTTCTTTGGATGCTATATTGAAATTTTCGAGCCTTGATACTGCCTTCTTGATATTGTGATCAAAATCAAGGAACTGTGATCCAAGGCCAAAAACAGCCCCACCGATTCCTGCAATACCCAGGTAACCGACTGTAGAAAACATTGCATTAGTTACCCGCCGCATTGCTCTTTCCATTACTGATGCCTGTCGCCTGACATTATTTGCCATTCGTCTAACTGGACGAGTAACGCCATCTTGCATATTCAGTATTGTTTCTAATGCGAATCTACGAGCCATTTAATAATTTCCCTGTTTTATACCAAGTCGTTCATTCACTATTGAAATGACCATATGTGGCGAAGGTGTTTTTTTCGGGTCTTTATTTATCATTTCTGACACTACTGCCTCTTCCGTGGCCTGTTTTAAATATTCACAATACCATTGTTTTATATCTCTATTCCATGCCATCCCAAACATGTCCGGTATTGTCAAGCCACCTCTGAACCACCGTGCGAGGCTTGCTATGATTTCTATTTGATCATCATAACTTATATTTACTCTTATTCCATTCTTTCCGGGGATGAACGGACGAAAAAACCGAGATTTACCGCATTTATAACTGCAATATCTCTGTGTTTAAGTCGTGTGGCGAATCCAAGCTCAATCCCGCACACTTTTGCGAGAAGAGCTATAGAGGACGATATTGCCTCTTTATCTTTATATCTTTCAACAATTTTAGTATCCTGCATGGTAAGCTCTTGGATTGAAACAAGCTCAATTTTCTCCCCCTCTTTTTTTTCAATTGGAGTAAATAATTTGTATTTAAAAATCCCATCAATAAATTCAAGGCGCTCATTTTTAACTGGCATGACAAGCTGATCAATTACACCTGAAAAATATGGCGCTTCTATGTCAGCTTCTAATTCGTCAGCCCATCCCTTAATTTTTGCGATTGCTTCGTGTCTCTCCATTTAATTTTCCTTTTTTACTGTTTAATCACATCACCTTCTAAAGAAAGTGAGACTATCCCATTGCTGGCTACCACTTCTCCAGCTATAATACAGTCAAGAGATAGCACATCACCATTACCGAGTGTTGCTGTTCCTGCCCTGCTTACACCGTCTTGCATAGCAACCAGATTTGAAAGTATTTCTGGAGTTGCAATAATATCAACTTTAAAATAGCCAACAACCTGTTCCTGTGTCGAATATTTAGCTCCTCCCCCTGCCCTGTTTGCAGTGAATTCTTTGTTGCTTGCTTTTATTTCTGGTTCAGCATTCATAACAGTAAAGAGAGGAACTCCGCCCCATCTCAAATCATCAACACCGCCAACTACGCCTAAATCACCAGCCATCTTGACCTCCTAATATAAAAAGCCATATTTTATGGCTATGATTCGAAGCGCTCTGGCTTCATCATCTGTCAGGGTTGCATCAATCCTTGACTCATTACCGGTATTTATTTCAGCAGCAAGAGATGCAATGATTTCAGCAGCATTTTTTGACCATGCTTCAGGAATCCACAAATCATTTATGATTTTAGTAATATCAGCCACAATGTCTTTTGGCCTCACAGCAAAATCTTTGGTGGTTACTGAACTATTATCAACAACAACGGCTCGGTCATAAGGCGAACTGTTAAAGACCTGATCAATACTGTATGCCTTCGCTTGCCTTAAACTTAAAGATACATAATCAAACCATTCTTCAGTGGCCGCTCCCAGGGTTGTGCTTCTGTAAGAAAGCGCTATATCTCCCCAGATCGGTTGGCCATTATCCAGAACCTTGCAATAACTCATACCTGCCCTGAATAATGCGTCAAGGTATGAATATCCAAGATTGTCAGTATCAAGGAAGGCAAGCCCTATTTCAGTATTTTTGTACGGTCTGGATGGTGCGAGATTTTGCTCATTAGCAATTCTACCGACCAGATCAGCAGCGAGTTCAAAAGACGGCGCAAGACACCTGTTATCCCAGACTAAACCTATAAATTCACTGTTCACGGTTGCTGGCAATGCAAGCGCTTGGGTATATGTTTTGTTTACATACCCTGTGACACCTCCGCAGAGCTTATGCGAAGTCGGCTCAAACCGTGCCTCCATAGCATTGTTGAATGTTGCAATGTTAGTTGTGTCCTGATAAGGCTGTACGAATATTGTGTACCAGCGATCACCGAGTATATCCTCGGAACTGGCATTAAAAAAAGCATCATTGATGGCAGGATCACCGGACCCGCTGGTAAAATATTCAGCACCCAAGGCAATCGTAATACCTTCAGGAGCTTTGTCAGATTGAATATCTCCGGCCGGAGATTGCACTAATCTTAGCTCATTTCCGCATGTTCCAAGCGTTTTAGCTGTTAAGGTTACAACATTAGTAGCAACACCAGACGAAACTGCAATATCCCGTAAAGCTGTCACGGCTGCGTCTATCTTAGTCGCAACTGCCGTATTCGCATCAGTGTTAGCAATAGCAACCGTAACGAGATCGCCCCCAACACTGAAATATAATGTTCCAGCTTTGGTGCATGTGCCCGTTGCTGTTATTGTCTGTGTTGCTGCAGCGGCACTTCCTGCATCAGCAATAGGAAACCAGTAAACGCCTCCGCCCTGCTGAAAGACCCCTGGGTTCTCCTTTTCGATTGCTTTTGCCATTCGGTGCGAATGACTTCCGAATCCGGCCAGTTCGCCCACCTTTTCCGCATTTATTACCTTCACAGGTAAATAATCAGTAGGTGCTTTGCCAACAATATACTGCCCCAGAAGTCCTACCGTTGGCGGTATGTAGTAACTTGCGTAGGATTTTTTCCTTCCTTCAATCTCAATGTTAAGAGATGAAGCGCGGTCACTTGGGCTGATGGTATTAAATGAAATAGTCATATTGACTCCTAATAGGTATAAAGGATGCTCCAGTTTTCTATTTGTTCAGGTGTTATTCCAATATTTTCAAGAGTCGGAGCATCTTGGGAATCCAGCACCTCTTGAACGATTGTGGCCTGTAAAGATACTCTTGCAGGCACATAGGTGTAAACAGATTGTTCAGTATTTTCAGGATCATAAAAAGTTGTTTCAGTTGAAATATTCCTATGAATTTGACTTTGCAATAATCCGAGTTTATGGTTTTTAGCATCTGTCAGGGCTGATTCCACTTGTGCTACTAAATAGTGAAGTCTTGCGACTGCGTTTTCATCAGCCGGGATAATATCCCCTGCACCATCTTCAGTATTTGAGCCTAAACAATAACAATCACAAAAGAAAGTAACATTGTTTTGCTTATGACCATAAACGGCTGTCTGTGATGATGCTGCAATTGAATTGATGCGAACATTCACAATAGCCTTTTGTGTAAGGCTCAAAATATGCGGCAGATACAAATTCTTTGATGCTGAAAAGGCAAGCGCTGGTGACACGGCAGCATCCCTTATTGATACTTCTTTAAGGGCGCTGACAATTGCAGCTTGTGCTGTAGCCCAGAGCGGCATTGTGGTTGCTGCCATTATATCGCCTCCAGTATCCGTATGGATACTGTTACATTTCCAAGAGATCTGTCATACATAGGATTTTTTACAATCCCTTCTATTTCAGATTCAAAAGAAGTGAACTTAATTTTTGAACCAGCAACATCAGCAATAAGAATATTATCAAGCCGGAACGTGGCGGATATTCGCCGACCAGCAAAAGCCAGCCCTGTGCCAGCAAAAGCCAGCCCTGTGTTAGGATTTATGACAAGCCCAATGTCGGGACTGAATATTTTGATAGAATACTCAACCGCCGAAGGTGTGGTCAGAATAGCGTCCCAATTAATCCCGTTTGTTAGGCTTAACCGGTTCGCCAGTCTTATGTTGTTTAATAGAGACATCTTTTATAAGTTCTGCCTTTACCATATCTTGCAAATCTTTATGGTTTTGCCAATATTTTATCACGGCTTCCGGTACAGGGTGACCAATTCTTAAATTGTGTGTCATGTTGCCCCTCCTTAAGCTCATTTTCCTTAGCGCTACATATCCCATATTTCACCTTTTATGCGTGCCATGCTGGTAAAGTAACCTTCTGAATAAAGTTAAGTATCCCAGCTTCATTATAAATAGTTTCAGCGAAATACCATGCTTTTGCTTCCCTTGTCAGTTTTAAAACATCTGGCTTCATGTCAGATTCAACTGTCAATCCACGCTTGATTGGAATCATCAGGTAAGGGTTAGGCACAATTACATGGATAACGCCGGCAGTGCATCCAATATAGGTCGTGTCCGTATCTAAATACTCGTCATCATATGTAATAATTTCAGTATATTCAGATAGAGAGTTATATATTCTTTCGTTCGTGGACGGCAAACCCCTGATAACATCTACTATATTCCTTGCATCAGTAGCAGAGCAAAGGATTTTAAGATTCTGAGGCAGCAAAAACCGTTTTGTTATTGGATGAGTTCTCTTCGCTATATCAGTAGCGGCTTTGGCAAGAGTCAGATAAAGCAGCTCCTGTGGTAATGCTCCCGTCTGAGTAGAAGCAGCGGTGGCTTTTGCTCCTGTATAAGTTCCGTTTAAAAGCGGAGTCATAGCGAGGTCATCTCTTTTGAGATTATAGCCTCTTGCAACAGCATCATTAATCATAGTACCGGACATCAGTTTACCAGAAAAAAGCTCTGCCAGTAATGTATGTGTCCAGCCTGCACCATAGATTTTAAAAGTTACCGTGCCAGTATCTCCGCCTCTCATTCTGCCCATAGGTACTGACTCGCCCTCCCCGTTTATTTCATCAAACTTTACAACGTAGGGTAGCATTTCCTGAAGAGTAATCGTTCTATCTGCATTTGGCATAAACATTTCATTGTAAATGCGTTGTCTAATAGTAGGAAGAGCGGAAACCCTCTGGGTCAAATCTATTCTAAGCACATCAATAAATTTTTCCCAGTCTGGTAAAAGCGTATTTGATGCGGCTTGTGGATCACTCATTTTATCAGGAAGCCCAAGGAATTTAACCCTTTCATATGCGTTCATTTTTTTACCATCTGACCACACGATAGGAACTTCCATGCCGCTATCATACTGTCCTTTAATCTTGATAGCTTTTTGAGTGCCCACAGGCCTTGCGCTTTGTAGCTGCCCAAAAGCACTGATTTGTTCAATGCCTTTGGAATTAAACCTTATCCCTGAACTTGAAACTTCTACAGGAGCGGTTGGCGTATACCCTGTTTTTTGTAATGTTGCTTTACTTACTATGTCAATCATCATTGCTCCTAAGATGTTTTAATTACATATTGAGACGGGAAATAGGGGATATATGTTACAGAATCAGAGCCGGAAGACTCTATAATTCCGCATTCAATATCGCCTACTGCATCTGCTGAATCTCTGAATGCCCCAGCCCCAGAAGCATCACCAGGTGTGAAAAATATCTTTTTACCAGCCGTAAAAGTTTGTGTAGCGGCAACCTGGGTGGTGCGGATAGACCGGTTGAAAGCCAATGCTTTGATATTCCCTCTTGCAAGGTCTGCAATGCCGTCAAAATCCCTGACTTCTCCGATATATAGACAGCCCTGCACTGCTGTTATTTTTGCACTTGTGCTGGCCTCTGCTGTTAAAACATCGCCGCTGACTAATGTCAGCAAGCCGGCTGCAACTGTTGCAATAGTGTAAAAACCATCATTGCTGGTCGTTCCGGTAACCCTGATAGTATCACCAGCCGCAAAACCTGCGGTGACAAACCCGCTGCCTGAATCAGCAATGGTATCAGGATCAGCATCTGCAAACGTAATGCTGGACGCTCCAAGAATAGTAGCTGAATAAGTCCCAAGGGCCACTATTTCATAAAATAGTGCAGTTCTGCCTGTGTTATTTATTACTTCTATCTGAGAATTTTTAAGCTTTTGCTCATGAAATCCTGGATAGGCATATTGATTAGTAAAAACGCCTGTTTCCATAATGTTTTACTCCTTAAGCTTCGTAAGCCCCGCTGTCATCATTAATAATTGCTTTCTGCAGACCTAACGGCGCACCCAGTTTCATATCCTCAAATTTTGCGAGAACAATATCGGCTATTTCAGATCTAATATCAGATTCAGCCTTTCCTTTTTTTATTGCAGATGCAATTAACTCGCTGACTTCCTCAATATCCTGATATTTTTTATCAGCCTGAAGCGCCATGAGGCCGGATACTCTATCTTTTTCAGCTTGGACAGCTTCCTTTATTGCTTTTTGAGAAGCGTCTCCATCTTTTGCTTGCTTTTCCCCAAGTGCTTTACCTTCTGTCACAGCAATTTTGTAAAGCTCAGGGTGTTTTTGTTTAAATTCGGTTAAATCCATTTCTGTCTCCTGCTGTTTAGGTTTATTATATTTATCAAGTCTTGAAACAAGCTTTTCTAAAGCTTTAAAATCAAGATTTGAGTCTTTCTTTTTTATCGCATTTATGCTGGCTGTATGAAGTACTTTAGTTGTAGCGACTGCACTATCTCTATTTAAGTCTTCCTTGCTCTCAATTAATTCGTCTGCAAAGCCAGCCTCAACAATTTCTTTTCCGAAATAATACGTTTCTGCCTCTAATAACGTTTTAATTTCCTGTATAGATTTTCCGCTTTTTCTTGCATGAGCTTCAGCAGATAGATTTGCTAATCCCTCTAAAACGTCAGCCGTTTTTCTTAACTCTGCATAATCACCAATTGCCATAGTCCATGGATTATGAATCATGTAAACGGCGTTGTCATATGCTTTTACATGAGCAGCCGGCAATGTGGAAATATAAGCCATCATGCTCATTACCTGCCCCTGCATTGTGATAGTTATTTTAGCAGTAGGAAAACTTGCTGTGTAGTCTCTCAATATATTATATATTTCAATGCCATCATAAACAGAACCTCCAGGACTTACAATTTTTATATCAAGAGATTCGCCCGCAGCACTTGCTAATTCCTCACGCACTGCTTCAGGGTTGATTTCCCAGCCGACATCACCAGCTAAAACGAGTTCCTTAGTCATTTTTTAATCCGCTTCCCTCAGTTGTTTTTTTACCGAGTTCATTATATTTTGCCCTTGTCGCTGCAAGCGCATTAAATTCGGTTTTGTTAATATCTAAATTTTCATCGTAATCCGACCCGTTTAACTCTTGTGCCACCCTTCTTCCAGTCGTATAGCCCATTTCATGGTTTAGCTGATGCCCCTTTGCTGTTCGCAAAGGATCAATATCGGGCTTCTGCACGCCAGTAAATTCAGATCGTGTCCATCCGTCTCTATTTTCTTCGTCATCCCAACCTGTAACAATTATTTTGCCACGCTTGACCTCCTCATAAAACCACGCCTTATGAACAGCCCCTGCAAAATTACTACCGAATTTTTTTCTTTCCTTGTCGATGTGTAGCCACATTACAAGCAATTCGCCTCTTGCAGCCGTGTAAGTGTTTGTGAAATGGTATTCAACTGTTGATAAAGAAAGCCCGCACTGGGATGTTATATCTTTTTTCATTGCTGTATAGAATTTTTCAAACTGAGGAGTCGGTCGTTTTGTGTCGTAACTCTCAATCGAATGTCCTGCCGGCATCTGGTCAATGATAACGCTGCGTTTCTCTATGCCTATTTTTTCAATTGCAAGCTTTGTATCTACCGTTGCAGTTGTATCAGGATTGCTTGTTGCAGTTTTCCGTGCAGCGCCCCCAAACACGGCCTTGCTTGCCGCATTATCAGGCGGTTTTACCCATGCTGCAATCAAGCTATTCAATAAAACTGACTGTAATTCAAAACGAAGGTAATCAGCAAGCATGGTAAGCTGAGGCATTACAAAAGTTAGGAGAGGCGTACCTCTTCTAAGATGTTCAAAAACTTTATTGTAATTAAACAAAACACCTGGCCTTCTGATATTCGGATCAAAAACATTATAACGAATTGAATTAGCTTGGTTATTATACAGTTCAGAGAATGGTCTTATCCAAGTTCCGACCATCCTGCCGAATGGATTATATTCTATACCATCAACAATAACATGATTTTGTCTTGGGCTTCCACTTCCATCAATGTGATCAGACGGAATCAATTGTAAAGAAAGGGAATTCTTTTCGGTATAAGAAGTACTCCTATACCTTAAAAGCGCCATGCTTTCGCCAAACATAAGATAATTAAAAAAAGCGGCTACTGTCAGCTCATAAAAATTTCTTTCATGGAGATAATCAGCCTGTTTTGATAACGCCCACAGTCTGAACCTCGCCTCATGTGTCTGCATCCATTCCTTGCGAGCTTTATCATCCATTTTTTTAGCAGGATCAATGATCCTCCACATAGGATTTGATTCAAGCTCAAGACCAGCACCAACAACTAATTCAAGGGTTCTATCAACTATGGCTTTTCCAAGCCCTGATTGATAATAGGCAGTGTGAGAGGCAGCTCTTGCATATGCTAAGTCTGCATCAGTCCAGTCGCCATTCGACCTTGGCCCGTAAAGTTTTTCATTGATTGCCTGGCGGTTACCTATTTTCCCGAATGCTTCAGCCATGCGAGTCTTGGCTTTTGTGCTCTCAATATCAAGCCGTATTTGTTCCTGCTGTAAGCTGGTTTGGGCTTGTTCTAAAGTTTTCTTGCCGCTACTTTTAAAAGGCCACATATATTAATTCCATTCCAATGTCACAAAACGAGCGCCGGATGTCGTACTTCCTGCTTTTATCTGTTTTGCTTCCATCCATAAAGAAAGCGAAGCTTGAATATCTGTAATCTTTTGATATTCGACATCTTGCCTACCCTGCCCTGTATCAAATTCTAATACCTTCGCTTCCATAGCTGTATCCAAGATGCCTTGATATGTAACTATTTTTGCATCAATTTGTTCTGCTGTGTAGCAATTCGAAATTAATTCAGGGGTAAGCATTGCAAGCCTTTATTTTTTATAGTGATTATAATTATAGTTGCATATACAACTATAATTATGCCGTGCAGTATCACAGTCAATCTTTTATGTCAACCCCAAAGATATTTATTCTTTTTTTAGCATACCTCTTGACAATATGAACCGAAGGGCGCAGCGGGGAGTTTGATTTTTTATAGCACGCCTTCTTTTCAGCTCTTAAATTCGATAGAAACGTTTTCATAGCTCTTTATCAGATTTTTTAAAGGCTCTGTAGCGGCATTCATGTCAGCGAGATATTTAAAAACAATTTTCGCTACATGGTCTTTTTTTTTAATTTCAGTTTCATCGCCATCGGAATCAAGCAACCCATCAAACCCCCAATCATCAAGTTCCAATAAATCCCATTCGTTCGCCAGCAATTCAAAATCCCATTCGCCAAATGAATTATTATCCTTCATCGAAATTGCCCTAAGCTTTTTCGCTGCAAACTCACTATCAATTAGCTTGATATTGAGGCTGCCAATTTTTGTATTGTCTTTATTTAAGGTAACCCCTTCTATTCCCTGAAAAACGGCTACACGGTCAGAAGGTATTTGTAATTCTTTCAGGGCTTTAAGTCTCATGTTTCCACACAATACGATAAATTTATTTTCGTATTCGTACACGAGCATTTCACGCATTGTCAGCATCTCAGGATCATCAATGATTGATTGTAATAATTTATCAAACTTAGTATCCTTAATAATCCGTGGATTAGCCGGAACATCAGGTATCTGCCCTGTGTTCATTGATAATTGACTTAGTTTTATGTTTACTATTCCGTGTTCGAGACCCACTATCCGACCTCCTCAAAGTATTCTTCAATTGTATTTATGAAAAAGGATTCGCCCATGTTGTCCAAAGGCTCAAATCCATCCTTTTGCCGTTGTTTATTTATCATATCAAAAAGCAGGTTTTTCATTAACTGTTTTGCTCCTAAACCCATCTTTGCTATATCCAATGCCTCATTTCGCCTTTGTGCTTGGTTTTCTATCGTGATTGTCTCTATGCCTGCTCTGGATACTTTGCGAATTATGTCCTCAGCAACTAATTGTTTATAAAAAGCTGGCGGGAACGTGTCCGGAAAATGAATAAATCCAAACGGGAAGCCACCATCCTTGTGAGGCCTCTTGCTCAGTTTATTATAAAGCTCTTTTTTTAAAAATTGGTCATTCAGCATCACCATAGGTGTTTCAATGTCATTCTGCACGAGCTTGCACCGCCGCCCTTGCGTTAGAGTTTGCCGACCTGCACACGGATAAACTCCTGATATGCTGTTTTCCCTGCTAAAACCATCGCAGAAGGAATTGACAACATCCCTTTGAAATCCTGCATCAATCAAGCTCATAATAATTTTAAGCTCACGACCATCTTCTGTTTTGTATGTTCTCAAAATCCTTTCTGATAGCTGCTCCCATGTTGAATCACTATGATCAGTTGGATTACCTTGTATTGCATCCGCACCCACGGCATGTCTTGACCAATCCAGGCTTTCCGGAAAAACCCAATAGTCAAGAAAATAAATTTGTTCCTTTTTTCCCCAGCCCATTAAGCCCGCCTCAATCCGGTTACCTTGTATATCTGCCTGTAATGTCAGGAATAATACGTCGTCAGGAATATGGCAGCGCTCCCTGTCACTTGCATAATGTGAAATATTTTCAGCAGTCGGCTTGGAAAGCATGTCTGTTGAGGGTTCGCCGAGTACATCATTAATGAAATCATTTAAAAGGCTTTTATCCATTTGTGCATTTTGCCACTGCTGAATCATATCCAGCCAATTTCTGTAAAAGAATCCTGGGATATGATACGACCTGACTCCAAACTCTTTCGCCTTTACAGTCGGCTTCCAGATAGCGCCTTTTTCCTCTGATAAGAAAAAATCCCTATCACTTTCGTACCATTTGCCCTTACATTTTATACACTCATACCAGACTGGCCTATTGGTAATGACAGGCCGTCCGTTTACTTCTTTTGTTTCAATATTTAGTTGGCCGGTTTCATCTTTTTCCCATCTGAATTGACTCCACTTCATTATTTGTAACTCGCCACAATACTTACACACAGTATAATAATACCTTTGATCACCTCTTAAAAAAAGTGGGTAAATATTACTTGCATCCTGGTCTTTAGGTGTTGATAATCCGAATACCTTTTCCTGTTTATTTTTGGCGTATGTATTTACACGCCTCATGGCTTTTTCAATTGTATTACCGCCGCCACGCAGCATCGGTGGGTACACATCAGTTTCATCTAATATCAAAATACGTATCGGGAATGACCTTAGCTTGCCCTCGGAGTTGGGGCCGACAGCCCGCATAAATGTCCCACCATACATTTTCGAAACTTTTGTATCTCCAGTAGCTTTTTTGTGTTTTTTTTGAGTATTCGGGGCTATCTTGTCCTCTAATCCACACCCATAGATAACGTCATCAATGCGCTTTTCCATTGTTTCAGCGGCTATATCGCCATCTGCTGAGACAAACAGCATGGGGCCAATACCATATTTAACACAAAAGCCCATTAAATTTTCAGCTAAGCCAGTGTTACCGCCCACTTGCGCTGCTTTCATGAGATATAATTGTCTTGTCGAGCTTTGTGGCGAAAGCTCCTCTGCGGGTTCACGCATGTAGGGGGTTCTATCAAAACTGAATTTACCCGGTGTCGCCGTCAAGCCACTGCTTATATACCTGTCATTTTCGGCAAACTCTGCTACTGTTTCTGTAATATTAACTTCTCTGAAGGTGTCAATACGATCCAATAGCCATTGCTTCCAATCCAACAAAACTGATTCAGGCGGCAAATAAGGCGGCGGCCTCAATCCTCCGGATGGCGCTCTCCAAATAACTTTTGAACCATATCCTTGCCGCTTTTTAATCAAGTGGATTAACAGCAGGACTTCTATTATAATAACGTCACGTGACGTTTTAAGCTTTTGAGTAATAGAAAGATGTTTAGCTTTAAGCCATTCTGTATCTTTACTACACCAGCTTTCATACAAGCTATAGTAATTAGCTGTATTTATTTTTAATAAAACTGGATCAGCATCTTTATCTTTTGTTAATGATTTAAGAATAAAGCGAGCATGGTTAACTAATTCAATAGGCCGATCTTCAGTTACAATTTTTACTATCTCTGCATATGTAACACTTACTAATTTTTCGATAGGGTTATTCATATACCCATAACTTCTCTGCAATATTTCTTAACTTCTTGAATACCGACCTCCACCTCTTTATTAATTATCCCCTCAACCACAGACTCCATTCCGACTGTATTCATTTTAGAGCAAAGATCGGCGGAAAGTCGCTGGCCTAAATAGACAAAATTCATTGTAATTGCGTTGTCTATAGCACCGAGCGTTTGTTTTACAAGTGCCTGTAATATCACTTCTTTTTGTTTTTCAGCTATTATAAGTTTTAGCTGTTCATTTTTCAGGACTACTGTCAAATCCTTAGGCGAGAGATTATCAAATGCAGGGCTATGAGCTGCGGGGGCTATCGGACGTACTGGTATAGGATGTTGGCGGCTTTCCTGAATAGGAGGGGTATCATTGACATGGCCAGGTGTTGCCCTTTGCTCATTGCCTTTGTTTCGTTCATAAAGCAGTTTAGCCCGTTCAGCTTTATCTATTTGCCTCTGTTTTTTTTTTGAATCTGCAACTAATCGGCTCGGTTTCCTCGCTCCAGTTACATATTCCCAGAATGACATTTTATTGGTATCAACACTACTCCCCTTAAAGAAATTCCAGGCGTTGCGATTTAGCTTGGAAAGGGCCTGTCTTGATACCGCTTTTTCTCTGAATCCGTTTATAATTTCCAATGCTTCGGACTGTGTTAGTAGTGCCATTATTGCCCCTTCCCTGTCTTTTCCAACAACGCCTGCTAAAGTTTACACTATTATTTTGAAGTTTACATTTGAAAATAATAGTAATGCTATGCCCTTGTCTTGTAGACAATATTATAGGATTATGCGGTTGTCAACTATTCGATACATAGCTACGGGATGTTTATCAAAACTACCATGCGAAACTAAAAAAGCTTAGACGTTCGGGATGGGCTATTGGCGGGAGTT